GCTGGGGCCCAGGTGCATGTTTCTTATTGTGATAGTCTTTCCGCAGCGCAGCCGCAGGTCTCCAATCCGTAGAAGGAGTCGAACTAGTCATTTATATAGTGATAGACTTCACTTTGGTTTCTCAAACTGAGCGGATAGGCGTCGTACGGACACGTTCCGAGTGGCACCCTTCACGGATGAGGGGCCTGGATCAGCGCCGGCCACGGCCGACCGTCAGCGCAGAGAGTCACTGGCTGTTCTCAGCCGCGTGGACACAACCGCCCGCAGAGTCACGATGGTCCCCACGTCAGCGGAGTCGATGAGGACCCGAATAAACGGCTCATCTCGACTCACCCACCTATCGTTGGGGAGCATCACCCGATGTGGCTTCTCAGGCACACCGAACGACATCCACGGGCTGTTGACATTCTCCCGTGAGGCCAAGTCAACATCTCCGACCATCGTCGTTGTGACAAAGGTCTTATAGTTGCCCTGGGCTTTCTTCTCTTCGACATGGCCCATCTGCATTACCTGGACGGTGAGGTCGGTTATGCGATAAACATGCCCAAGAGGGACTTCGCTACCAAAGGTCTCGGCAGCCAGCGACTGGCTTGTCACGCCGCCCTCCGAGGAGAACGAGAAACACTGGAAGATCATGGGGTTCCGAGGCTGGCCATTGGCACCCCCCCGGCCCCCCTTCTTCTTCCGGTTAGCTCTGCGACGCGCATTGCGCTGCGAAGACTGGCTCTTTTGAGCCCCGCCCTGCTGCTGCTGTTGCTGTTGTTGTGATGTATTTTGCATCATGTTTGTGTTTATTTGGCCGTCACCAAACAAATCAGCAAGCTGCTCAACACATGCCGACTCCATAAGGGGTAAATAACCCGCCAAAATGGCGTCGGGGGCCAGTATGCACGCGACAGCGCTCCTCCAATCAGGGTCCTCTGAATGGATGTCCTCGTACTTCCTGGCTAAATACTGGCAATACGCCGTAAGGGTGACGTATGCCTCGGGGCAGAAGAAGCCGCGTTGCCTCAACCCACATATGCGGGTCAGGCGCGTGGCGACCCCCCCCCGGTCGCGAAAAGCCGCTGACGACAACAGCTTCTCATAAGACACGGGGACAGGGACATAAAACTCGCCGCACAACATGGTGCGGTTGGAGAGGAAGTCCAACTTGTCGGCTGCTCTGGCCTCAATACAGTCCACGGTGGTCGTGATGCCGAGCAAGCCCATGCACACGCCAATCTGTCCCGGTTCAAAGAACTCCTTCGCCGCGTCGGAAATGGTCATCGTGTTGTCGTCCCCATAAAGCGCCGCCTCCACTTCACTAATGAAGGAGGCGTAGTTTGCTAGTTCGGGAGGAGCAGTCATCAGCCAGGAAAACGCCAAAGACACAAACAACACCAAGGTGTTGTCGGACGATGTGTTTCCCCCGCCGGACGGATT